AGTGACTGACTACGAATCAGTAGGTCGGGGGTTCGAGTCCCTTCTGGCGTACCATTTTCAGCCCGGAATCGTCAAGGTTCCGGGCGATTTTTTGCTTTTTTACGAACTTTTTTGATTGATGCTTTCTTGGACGGCAGACCGTGTTACGGATTTGTTACGAACCGTGAGATTTGCGGTGCCGATTGATTTTACGGCATCGACCAGATCGTTGGCATGAAGGTGCGTGTATATCTTCGTGGTTTCGCGGTCTACGTGACCTACTATGGCCTCCAGAACGGGAAGTTCCATACCGGATAGAATGGCTCTGGTTATGAAGGTATGTCGGCAGCTATAGGGCGTGACACCGCTCCTGCCAATATTTTCCATCAGTTCCCGCCAATCCCGTTTCGCGAAATTCGGGGCTGTTTTGTTTTGCCCCTCATATCCGTCAATTAGCAAGGTTCCTCTTTTTTCAATCGCCCTTACGCGCATTTTCTGATAGGCTGCGATGCCGTCAGACCCAATCGGAATTACGCGGTTTTTCCCGGCTTCTGTTTTGCTTCCGCCGATAAAGTGATCCTCCCGGCAGTTGACCAGCGGAACATTGAACAGTTCTCCGGGGCGACATCCGCATGAAATGAGGATCAATGCAATGTCGGCGGCGGGTACACCGGATTTCTTGATGGCGGCTATATCTTGGTCTGAAAATATCTCCCGTGTGCTTTTTTGCTTTGCCACGGTGTTCAGATCCTCCGCAGGATTTGTCAGCGTGATACCTTCCTCCATTGCCCAGCGCCCCAGCTGTCCCAAAAGCACCCGGAGCTTGCTGCATGTGGATTTGCTTTTGCCCTGTATTTCAAGGGCTATAATGGCGGCCTGGTAGTCGCTGCGCAGGATCTTTCGTATTTGCATATCATGGAGCTGTGAACACTGTCTATATGCGATTTGATAGTTATTGTCCATGCTGGCAGATATCTTGCGCTTATGTTCTTCGTGCCAGCGCTCATAAACCTGAGCAAAAGTCATGTTATATTTATCGTTGACGGTTACATCCGTCAGGCGCTCCAGAGCTTTCTGGGCTTCGCTCCGGGTGGCGTAGGTGCCGATGCACACGTCGTTCTTTCGCGCCATCCACGGCTTTGCCCGGTTCCCGGACAGTTTGGAAATGCAGCCGGTGCCGTTTGCACGTTTTCGGTGCTTCCTCGGTTCCTGTGTCTGACGCTTTCCGCAGGCGGGGCAGAATACAGCGCCGTCCGGCAGTGGAGACTTGCATTTTACGCATTGGGACATATTTTTCTTGCCTTTCCGGGGCGAATCTGGTATCATAAGAGCGCAGAATGCCCCTATTGTAATGGGTGGGTGGTTTTCTGTACGCCGCTCCTGTGTGCGAGACAGGGGCGGCTTTTGACGCATATTTTAGTGCAACTTGTGAAGACTTTCACGGTATTTATGGGTGGGATAGCGCAAAAAAATCAAAGTATGCGTAAATTTATTTGAAACAATTGAAAAAAATTATGCTTTTTGTGCAATTTTACAGTTTACTTTGGTTAGCAAAGCGCATATAATATCATTGCGGAGAGATCCGCGATAAAGTGATATAATGGCTCCGTCCATCTATCACCTCCCATAGCGGAAAGTCCATGCCGTTTAGTTGGACCTTAAAAAAGCGGAAAGCCCATGCCGTAAGTTGGGACTTAAAAAAGCGGAAAGCCCTTGCCGTAAGTAGGGCCTGAAAAATGGCGGGATGGTGTACTCTGTCTCGCCATTCCTCATATACACAGAAAGCGAGGATGCCGAGTGGAGAGCCTGCGTATTTATCGAATCAGTGACCATTATATCCGGTTTCTTAACAGCTGGGATTCCAAAGTCCAGTATAACAAGGGCGCTCGGCGCCCGTATGTGGGTGTTGTTTTTAGCTTCGGTGGTTTCAAATACTTTGTTCCGATGGAATCACCTAAGCCGAACCATGTAAATATTCGGCCGGGAAAACATATCATCAAGCTCGCAGGCGGCAAATACGGAATGCTCGGTTTTAACAACATGGTTCCCGTACATAAGGATGCGCTCATTGAATTTGACTTCAACGCAGAACCGGATGAAAAATACCGTGAATTGCTAAAACGTCAGGCATCGTTGTGTAACCGCATAAAGGCGGACATCTTGAATCATGCCCAGATGACTTACTTTGATGTAGTAAACAATAAAAACAAATTTCTGGTTAGCATTTCCTGCGATTTCAAGAAATTGGAAACGGCCTGTAAGTTGTATAACAAAGACAATAAGTCGAGGCAAAAGAAAAAACCGCAGTAGCACAATATTCCAGCTCGCCGTCCCTGGCTGAACCGCTGGGGGCGGCTTTTTTATTGCGCCTGCGAAAAATCAACGCCCCGGCAGTCGTGCCAGTAGGAGAACGCCTTCATGACATCAGGCTCCGGGAGGTCGAAGTATTCGGCAAGCTCCCAAGGCTCGGTGTAGCCGCTTGCAAAGGCCTCTCTGAAATCCTCCACTGTCAGGAACATCTCGGCAGACCAGCGGTTCGCCCGGTACTCGCTGCGTTCTACGGTCTCGAAGGGGCTTTCTACCCCGTGCAGCGCGCCGGTGGCTACATGACCCAGCTCGTGGTAGCATACGCCCCTGAGAAGCTGGGTGGAGCGTATCTGCGTGAAATCCAGAAAGATAGCGTAGAGGCCTCTGTCCCGCATGGTGATGCCTTTGCTGGGGGCATTGTCGAATGGCAGTACCGTTATTTTGTTTTCTTTGCAGTAGGAATAAAAATCTGATAGTTCAAACACTGCAGTTACTCCTGTTTACCTTGCCTTTCCCTGAAGAGTCTGGCCATAGCCCGCAAGGTCTCCTTGTTTTCTTCTGTAAGCTGTTTGTAGTCGCCGTAGAAGGCAACGTCCACTTCATCCAGAATATCGCTGTTTTCAGAGCGCTCACCGTCTTCGGTGGGCGCTTTTTTTGGTTCTTCATAGCTGTTTATTTCTTCCAGAATTCTCTTATTGTCTAGGTAAAATTGAGGATCATTTACATTTCCAACGAGATAATCAATCGTAACGTTGAAAAAGCGGGCGAGCAGAATCAATATTTCAGAGCTTGGCTCCCGAAGACCTTTCTCATAATTAACATATGTGGTATACGGCATACGAAGGCGCTTAGCAGCTTCGCGCATACTGATTCCCATTTGCTCGCGAAGTTCATGAATTCTGTTCATACATATCACCATCCACGAACAGTATTACACAAAACGGGTAAAAAATCAAGAGAAAAACTCAAATTGGGTAAAATTAACAAAAAGAATATATACATATTGGGTATTTTTTAGTATTGACATTTACTCGTTTTGGGTATAGAATCCGGAATGTACTCAATTCGGGTAATAAAGAGGAGGTGAACTTATGAAATACCCCAATATAGAAGCAGAAAGAGCGCGTAACGGAATGAGTTCCGAAAATCTTGCAGCCGCTTTAGGAGTATCCCGAAAAACGCTGTATAACTGGTGTGCCACTGGAAACATCCCCCAGTCTGCGTTGCTGAAAATGTCAAAGATTTTTGAGTGCTCTATCGACTATCTCCTTCGCGGTAGTTCAAAGAGAAGTACGCTGTGATTTGCAAAGGTTAGCTACATGGTGCTATAACCCCCGTACCGCAACTAAAAAATTTATCATAAGAGGTGCAGAAAAAAATGAACGAATTACAGATTTTCAACCACCCTGACTTTGGAGAAGTCAGAACCATCGACGACAATGGAACGATCCTGTTCTGTGGCAACGACGTTGTAAAGGCTCTTGGGTATAGCAATCCACGCGATGCACTTGCTCGCCATTGCCGTGGCGTCGTGAAACACGACGGGGTCTCCCTCACCACAAATCAGCACGGTACTACCACTAAGCAGAAAACGGAGATGTCGTTCATCCCAGAATCCGACCTCTACCGCTTGGTGTTCAGTTCTAAGCTGCCCACGGCAGAGAAGTTTACCGACTGGGTTACCTCCGAAGTGCTCCCATCCATCCGTAAGCACGGCGCATACCTGACCCCAGAGACCCTGCAAGCCGCGATCCTGAATCCAGATATCATGATCCAGCTTTGCCAGAAACTCAAGAATGAACAGGAGAAGAACCGGGAGCTTTCTGTAACAAATTCCCGGTTGACTGTTGAAAACCAGATCATGCAGCCCAAAGCAGAATACTTCGACGAATTGGTTGACCGCAATCTGCTGACCAATTTCCGGGAGACCGCCAAAGAGTTGGATTGTAAGCCCAAGAAGTTCGTGGAATTCCTGATTGAGCGCAAGTACATTTACCGGGATAAGCGTGGCAAGCTTCTGCCCTATGAGAATAAGAACGATGGGCTGTTTGTTGTCCGGGAGTGCTTCAACGAGAAAACTCAATGGAGCGGAACCCAGACGATGGTTACGCCTAAGGGCAGAGAAACCTTTCGGCTCCTGCTGGTATGACTTCCAACGCATCTACATCCTAGCATACGTTCGGTCCAATAAAACGGACTTTATGCCGGAAATGCAAAAAAATTTGGAGGTGGGAAAGGTGGTGAGAAGATGGAAGCCCAACAGTACAAGAAAAATGCTGTGGAAATCATTGCCCTTGCGGATGGCATGACGGAGGTGCAGTGGTCAAGAATTCAGCATCTTATCAATAACTGCCTATCTGAAAAGAAGGCCAAGGTGACCTTTGAGAAGCCGGAACACCTTGACCTTCTGATGAAGCAAAACTTCATCATGTGACGATTTGGATAAACGCAGGATTTATCCGATAGTCTTTTTCCTTGTATTGAACGTGGATGTAATCGTACTCGAAGCACTCCGCATATCTTGAATTCTCCTGATATTTCAAGTGTTCTTCAAAGTATTTGACCGGATTTTGACAGTCGGCAACTGTTCCAGTTTCGGTAATATCCACCCATTCACCAAGGAGACAAGCATAAACGCGCACGTTATTCACCCCCTTTCTGCCGTTATTTTATCGCAGACTGGGGCATAAATCAACAAAAGGAGGAAAAGCAGTGAAAAAGATTGTATGCGCACTTATGATGCTCGTGCTGGCGGCAGCACTTGCCGGATGTGTAGAGAAGATTACACAGGGCGAGGTCGTAGACAAGCAATTTACACCCGCTCACACCGATACCCGGATAGTGCCAATTGTCCGAAGCAACGGAAAAACGACGACAGTAACGCCCGTTCCTTTCTTTTATCACTACCCAGACACATATGAAATCACAATTTCAGGTGCGGACAAAAACGGCAACCAGCAGAAAGCCGTATACAGGGTGACAAAAGAGGTTTTTGATACCGTAGAAATGGGCACCGAGTTCATTTACGACAAGGACATGCAGCCAGATGAGCCAGAATATCGCCGGGAACGTAGTAATTAGCTCATCCGGCAACCAACTGAAAGGAGGCTGAAACAATGCCGAATAAACCCAGAATGACACTGGACGATGTTTTGGAAGACATGCGTGCCCATGGGATGCCCATAGGGAAAGGGGAGCTTTCCCATTGCCTGAAGGAGGGAATATTCCCATTTGCGCATATCACCAGTATCGGCCCCACCGGAAGGGTGGCGTTCCTGATCATGCGCAAGGACTACAACGCTTGGGCGGAAGAATACCTGAATGTATAGAAAGGAGTGAAAAACCGTGAATGTAAGCAGAGAAGAGGTAGCGGCTATGAAGCGTAGGCTGCAAGACCGGCAGGAGGAACGCCGGGCGGAGGCGGACATTGACAAGGCGATCTCCATGGTCAACCGGCACCGGGAAGCCCGCAGGCAGGGCGCTGGACAGGGTTCCGGCAGCGCTGAGAAAGTGACCGTCAGTCAGGAGATCATCACGCTGGCGCGGCGCATGAAGACCATAGAGGACGTGACCGGCGTCATCGTCGTCGCCGGGTGGGCGGTGTCTATGGTGATGGCGTGGGTCTCGTGGAGGACCGGATTTGGAAGCCCCGGTATCTGGTTGGCCGCATCGGAAGTCCTTATGCTGCTGTGTCTGGCGCGGGTTCCCCATGACGTCGCACGGAGGATGCTGTAATGGCCAACGAGTACAAGAGCCGTGTCTACACCGACAGACCGGCCTATGCGGACTTCGACGCCCCCGCCAAGTTTCAGGCTATCCAGAGCATTGTAGCAAAGCACCTGAAACAGCACCCCAACGCCATATGCTCCTATTCAGGCGGTGCGGACAGCGATATTCTGATCGATGTGATCGAACGAACGCGGGAGATCTTCGGATTGCCGCCGGTGAAATACGTGTTCTTCAATACCGGCCTTGAGATGAAGGCCACGAAAGATCACGTCAGGGCTACGGCTGAGAAATATGGGGTAGAGATCGAGACGGTACGCCCGAAAGTGAACATCGTCGCAGCTTCCCGAAGATACGGCATTCCGTTCGTTTCCAAGATCATGTCCGCCGGGCTTTCCGGATGGCAGAAGAAGGGTGTACCGCTGGCGGTGGCCGACGAATACGAGCAAGCCGAAGATAAGGAAGCGAAGCGGCAGGAGCTTCGGGAGCGCTATCCGAAGTGTGAAAGCACCCTGAATTTTCTGTGCTGCTGCAATTCCAAGGGAGAGCCAAGGCCGAATATCCAGCTGGTAATCAATTCCAGCAAGTACATGCGGGATTTCATCGGGGAGTATCCACCGGATTTTAAGATTTCCGCCGACTGTTGCACATACTGCAAGAAAAATATTGCCCATCAGGTGCAGAAGGGCTACGAGATGATCATCACCGGCGAGCGCCGGGACGAGGGCGGAATGCGTTCTGTACCCCGGAAGGATAACACCTCCCTGTGCTTCACGGAAACCAGTTCCGGCCAGTTCCGGTTAAGGCCGCTTTACTATGTTTCGGATGCAGATAAGGCGTGGTACAGGGAGTATTACGGAATCCGGTATTCCGACGCCTATGAGGTCTACGGGCTTACCCGTACCGGCTGCTGCGGCTGTCCGATTTCCTACAAGGCCGTTGCGGATCTGGAACTGATAAGGCCCTACGAGCCGAATCTGGTGAAGGCCGCGTGGAACATCTTCGGGAAATCCTATGAATACCGGCAGAAGTACAACGCTTACAAGGCCGAGCGAATGGAGCGGGAAAAGACCGCAAAGAAAAAAGCCGCCTCCGGGGAGTGAGACCGGAAAGCGGCAAAAGAGTTTACCATACTTTTAATACTACACTTAAATTGAGGTTATGTCAATGGAATCTATAAAAATCAATGCGTTTGAGTTGGAAAATGTCAAGCGCATTAAGGCTGTAGCACTGAAACCTACCCCGTCCGGCCTGACTGTCATCGGTGGGGACAACAATCAGGGCAAAACAAGTGTGCTGGATACCATCGCTTGGGCGCTTGGGGGTGATCGCTACAAACCCAGCAATCCGGCCCGTGATGGATCCGTCGTTCCGCCCAGCATTCGCGTCACTCTGAGCAACGGTCTCATTGTGGAGCGAACCGGGAAGAACAACACGCTGAAGGTCACAGACCCAAACGGGAACCGGCATGGACAGCAGCTGCTGAACAGCTTCATCGAAGAATTAGCACTGAATTTGCCGAAGTTCATGGAAAGCCCCGACAGAGAGAAAGCCAATACATTGCTCCAGATCATCGGCGTTGGTGACCAGCTTCGTGAATTGGAACGCCGGGAAACAGAACTTTATAACCGTCGGCGGGTTGTAGGTCAGGAGGCTGACCGGAAAAAGAAATTTGCCATGGAAATGCCCATGTATCCGGATGCCCCTGCAGAGCCGGTTTCTGCGTATGAGCTGATTCAGCGTCAGCAGGCAATTCTTGCAATCAACGGCGAAAACCAGCGCAAGCGGCAGATGGCTTCACAGCTGGAATTCCAATGCGATCAGCTTAAAAACCAAGTCGCTGATGCGGAAAACAAGCTTGCTGCCCTTCGAGAAGCGCTGTCTGCTGCCGTGGCAGATTTGGAGACCGCCCGGAAATCTGCGGCAGACCTTCATGATGAATCCACCGCACAGATTGAGCGGGATTTGCAGAATATCGAGGTCATCAATGTGAAAGTTCGCGCAAATTCTGACCGGCAAAAGGCTGAGATGGAGGCTCAGCAGTATCAATATCAGTATGACGAGCTGACCAATGAGCTGGAGAACACCAGACAGGAAAAGCGCAATTTGCTGAACAATGCTGTTCTTCCGCTTCCCGGACTTTCCGTAGAGGAAGGAGAGCTTACCTACATGGGCAAGAAGTGGGACGGCATGAGCGGCAGCGACCAGCTGAAGGTTGCAACGGCTATCGTCCGGGCACTGAACCCTATGTGCGGCTTTGTACTTATCGACAAACTGGAGCAGATGGATCTGAAAACCATGCAGGAGTTTGGGGCATGGCTCCAGTCTCAGAACCTTCAGGCAATCGCCACCCGCGTCAGTCGCGGCAGTGAGTGTACCATTATCATCGAGGACGGTCAGGTCGCCGGACAGTCCCTTGCGGATATCCCCATACCGCGCCCGAATAGCTGGAAAGCAGGTGTATTTTAATGCTGAATATTATGAGCGGGAGAATCGCAAAGCCCCAGAAGGTAGTCATCTACGGCCCTGAGGGTATCGGAAAAACGACCCTTGCTGCACAGTTCCCCGATCCTGTGTTTATCGATACAGAGGGCAGCACTTATCACATGGACGTGAAGCGGACGCCCAAGCCACAGTCATGGCAGGAGCTTCTCAGTCAGGTGGATCAGATTTCCAGAAGCCCCGGTATTTGCAAAACGTTGGTACTGGACACAGCGGACTGGGCAGAGATGATCTGCGCCAAATCTGTTGTAGACAGGTACCAAAAGAAAAGCATTGAAGATTTCGGCTATGGAAAAGGTTACACCTATCTTCAGGAAGAATTCGGAAAGCTTCTGAATGGCCTCACCGAAGTCATCAATGCCGGTATGAACGTAGTGACGACTGCCCACGCCAAAATGCGGAAGTTTGAGCAGCCGGATGAAATGGGCGCCTATGACCGTTGGGAAATGAAGCTGAGCAAGCAGGTCGCCCCCATGGTAAAGGAATGGGCAGACATGGTTCTCTTCGCCAACTACAAGACCTATGTAGTTGCCACGGATGACAAGGGAAAGAAGCACAAAGCTCAGGGCGGTTCCCGCGTAATCTATACTTCCCATCATCCTTGCTGGGATGCCAAGAATCGGCATGGGCTGCCCAACGAAATCCCTATGGACTATTCTGCGATTGCGCACTGTATCCCGAATGGTGTGGCGGCGCCTTCTCAGGCCCCTGTGCCACAGACATCCGCTACTATGGCGCAAGCATTGCCCTCTGAGCCTACTGCATCACCTTCGATTGAAGATGTGCCGTCCAGAGTAAAGTCTTTGATGGATGCCAGCGGAATCACGGAGGACGAACTACGCGGCGTTTGGAGTGGAAAAGGGTATTTTCCGAAGGACACAAGCTGGAAGGTTTTGGAAAACGAAGGCTTTGTTGACGGCTGGATCATTCCTAATTGGGAGCAGATTGTGAATACCGTGAACAAAAGTCTGCCGTTCTAGACCGTAGAACAACAATAATATCGAGAATGTGAGGAAAGTGTAATGAGCGAATATCAAAATGCAGCACATGAAATCAGCTGGAACGACCAGATTGCCGCAGAGGGCGGGAAATTCATTATCCTTGACGATGGAGATTATGACTTCACCGTGACCGCTTTTGAGCGCGGCCGATTTCCCGGTTCCACAAAAATCCCCGCCTGCAACAAGGCTGTGCTGACCTTAACAGTGCAAACTCCGGAGGGAGAAGCAAACGTGAAGTATGACCTGATTCTGTGGTCAAGTCTGGAATGGAAGATCTCTGAATTTTTCCGGGCTATCGGCCAGAAAAAGCCCGGCGAGGCTTTTGTACCACGATGGGGTGAGGTCATCGGTTCCAAGGGACGGGCGCATTTCAAGCCTCGGAAGTACATGAATAACGGCGAGGAACGTCAGACAAATGATGTGTCGAAGTTCTATGATTATGAGCCTCAGCAGGCGCAGCCGTTCTATACAATGGCGTCTCAACCCAACACGGGCTGGCAGCAGGGTAAATTCTGATGGAACTGAGACCGTACCAGCAGGAAGCTGAGAACGCGGTGCTTGACCAGTGGGCGTCCGGCGTCAGTCGGACGCTGCTGGTACTGCCTACAGGCTGCGGTAAAACAATCGTTTTCTGCGCTCTAACAAAAGATTTAGTAACCAGCGGTGACCGGGTTCTCATTATGGCACACAGAGGGGAACTGTTGGATCAGGCGGCAGACAAGCTCCTGAAATCCACTGGCCTGCAATGTGCCGTGGAGAAAGCCGAAGAAACCTGCATGGGCAGCTGGTTCCGTGTGGTGGTCGGCAGTATACAGACCCTTATGCGAGAGAAGCGGCTGGAGCAGTTTCCTGAGGACTATTTCGACGCCATTATTGTGGATGAAGCCCACCATTGCCTTTCTGACGGCTATCAGCGGGTTTTGCAGCATTTTTCCTCCGCAAAGGTTCTGGGCGTTACAGCTACCCCCGACCGGGGGGATATGCGAAATCTGGGGCAGTACTTTGAGAGCTTGGCGTATGAATACAGCCTTCCCCGTGCTATCAAAGAGGGCTACCTATCGCCCATTAAAGCCTTGACTATCCCGTTAAAGCTGGACTTATCCGGTGTCGGTGTCCAGTCCGGAGACTTTAAGCCCAGCGACCTTGGAAACGCGTTGGATCCCTATTTGGAATCCATTGCCGAAGAAATGGTCATTCACTGTTCTGATCGAAAGACTGTAGTGTTTTTGCCGTTGGTTTCCACTTCGCAGAAATTCCGGGATATTCTGAACCGGCACGGGTTCCGGGCGGCAGAGGTCAACGGCAACAGTGAAGACCGGGCGCAGATACTTACTGACTTTGATGCCGGAAAATACAATGTTCTTTGTAACTCCATGCTTCTGACGGAAGGTTGGGACTGCCCCAGCGTGGACTGCGTGGTAGTACTTCGTCCCACAAAGGTGCGAAGTCTTTATTGTCAGATGGTCGGGCGAGGTACCCGGCTGGCGGAAGGGAAAGACCACCTTCTGCTGCTTGATTTTCTCTGGCATACGGAACGGCACGAATTATGCCATCCGGCGCATCTGATCTGTGAGAGCCCGGATGTTGCGAAGCAGCTGACGCAGAATGTGGAAGACGCGGGCTGCCCGATAGATCTGGTGGAAGCGGAGCAGAAGGCATCTGAAGACGTAGTAAACCAGCGGGAGGAAGCTCTGGCAAAGAAACTGGAGGAGATGAAACGCAGAAAGCGGAAGCTGGTAGATCCTTTGCAATTTGAAATGAGTATTCAGGCGGAAGATCTGTCTGGCTACGTTCCCTCTTTTGGCTGGGAGATGGGGCCTGCCTCTGAGAAGCAGCGGGCAACTCTTGAAAAGCTGGGGATTTTTCCGGACGAGATTGATAATGCCGGTAAGGCTGCAATGCTTCTGGACAAGCTGGACAAACGCCGGGCGGCCGGACTTACGACACCAAAGCAAATTCGTTTTCTGGAAAGCCGCGGATTCCAGCATGTCGGCACATGGCAGTTTGATTCTGCGAGACGACTGATTGACCGAATTGCCGCAAACAACTGGCATATTCCCAATGGTATTGACCCTGTTATTTTCAAGCCCAAGGAGGCGTAACAAATGGCACATGACATGGACCTTCTGACGCCGCTTGCTTATATCCGTCCCAGCGAATTGAACTATCAGGACTGGGTCAATGTGGGCATGGCGCTGAAAGAAGCCGGCTATTCCGTCTCGGATTGGGACGACTGGAGCCGGGATGACTCCCGCTACCACCCCGGGGAGTGTGAGAAAAAATGGAACACCTTCCAAGGATGCGCCAATCCTGTTACCGGTGGCACTCTGGTGCAGATGGCAAAAGAGCGCGGGTGGCGCCCTGTTTACGATGACTGTCCCGGCTATGAGCTTGGCTGGGATTCCATCATCGGTTCCCGCGACGGTGTGCTGGTGGATACCGGCTGGCTGGAAGGCAAGGAAGTCCATGAGCCGGAGAATTGGAATCCCGTCAAAGACCTGACTACATATCTGGAAACCCTGTTTGAAGCGTCTGAGAGTGTTGGATACGTCACGCAGAGCTGGGAACGAGATGGAAAATACCTGCCCTCCAAAGGCCACTGCGACAGATCGGCTGGGGAGCTGATTGAGCAGCTGCACAAATACGGAAATGTGGAAGATGTATTTGGGGATTACAACCCGGAGGTCGGGGCATGGATACGCTTCAATCCGTTGGACGGTAAGGGCGTGAAGAATGAGAATGTCACGGAGTACCGCTATGCTCTGGTGGAATCGGATTGCATGGATCTGGAGAAACAGCACGCCATGATCCGGGAACTTGAGCTTCCTGTTGCCTGCTTGGTGTACAGCGGTGGCAAGAGCATCCATGCCATCGTAAAGGTGGAAGCCGGCAGCTACGACGAGTACCGCAAGCGGGTGGACTATCTGTACAGCGTTCTGATAAAAAACGGAATGCGGATTGATATTCAGAATAAAAACCCCAGCCGCCTCAGCCGGATGCCCGGCGTGATGCGCGGCGGACATAAGCAGTTCCTCATGGGTACAAATCTTGGAAAGCCATCCTTCCGGGAGTGGCAGGAGTGGATAGAATCCGTTACAGACGACCTTCCTAACCCGGAGAGTTTGGAAGACGTGTGGGGAAACCTTCCGGAGTTGGCACCCCCACTGATCGAAGGGGTTCTCAGGCAGGGGCACAAGATGCTGATTGCGGGCCCATCCAAGGCCGGCAAGTCATACGGACTGATTGAGCTGTGCTGTGCCATTGCGGAAGGGCGTGAATGGCTGGGCTGGAAATGCACAAAGGGAAAGGTACTTTATGTTAACCTTGAGCTTGACCGTGCTAGCTGCCTTCACCGCTTCTATGACATTTACATGGCCATGGGCTGGCGCCCGGAGAATATCCGAAATCTGGATATCTGGAATCTGCGTGGCAAGTCGGTACCTATGGACAAACTTGCACCAAAACTGATTCGCAGAGCATCCAAGAAAAACTATATTGCCATTATCATCGACCCCATTTACAAGATTATTACCGGCGATGAAAACAGTGCCGATCAAATGGCGGCTTTCTGCAATCAATTCGATTTGGTGTGTACGGAGCTTGGCTGTGCTGTTATCTACTGCCACCATCATTCCAAGGGCGCGCAGGGCAATAAGCGCAGTATGGATCGCGCATCCGGTTCCGGCGTGTTTGCCCGCGATCCTGACGCACTGATCGACTTGATCGAGCTGGATGTGACAGACAACGTCAGGAAGGCTGAGACAGATCAGGAGACGGTCAGACTATGCACCCAATATCTGAACCGGAACGCGATGAATTGGCAGGATGAGGTCAGTCAGGACGACGCCTGTGTGGCCTACAAACTGCTGGACTATTGCCGAAACAGGTTGTGCCGGGAGGTGTTCTCAGACCTTCAGACGGAGCTTGCCAAGGCCGAGGCGGCAGTGAACAGCCGGACGGCGTGGCGCGTGGAGGGGACTTTGCGTGAGTTCCCGAAATTCCGGCCGAAGTATCTCTGGTTTGACTACCCGTTGCATCGGCTGGATGATATCGGCATTCTGAAAGATTTGGAAGCTGACGGCGAGGCTCCACCATGGCAGAAGGCGTCCCGAAAGGCGAAGCAGAAGTCGGTTGAGAGGGGACAGGACGACAAGGCAAAATTTGAAAATGCCGTGGCTACCTGCAATATGGGGCAGCCGCCGACGATAAAAGAACTAGCCCAATGGTATTCATCTGATGGCAAAGAAGTGACAGAACGCACAGTCAGAAATTGGGCAAAAAAGTTCGGATTTTTCATTGACAAAAACACCGGAAAAGTAGAAAAGGCGGCGCAGGATAAAATGACGTGAACCATAAAATTATGGTTCGCGTATACGCGGAAAAATCCATAAATTTTATGGTTCTTACCGTGCGGAAAAATCCATGTTTTTATGGTTCGCGTATACGCGGAAACGCACTTACATTACTACGTAATGTAACCCTACGGGTTCGTTGTCACTCACGTCACGTGCGGACGGTAGGAAACCAGCCATAAGGCTGCTGGTTTCCCCTACCGCACATGACATGACAAAAGCGAATTTCAAAATCTTCCAAAAAGTTAGGAGTTGAAAAGTTTTGATTGTTCAGTTTTTTCTTTCTATGATCCCGCCGACTGTCACCCATCAGGAAAAGCAGGTGGCAGTAGTGAAGGGAAAGCCGAAGTTCTACGAGCCGGAGGAATTAAGAACGGCCCGTGTCAAGCTTCGGGACGCTCTGGCACCGCACAGGCCGGAGACACCCATAGCAGGCGGCGTCGGGCTGTTTGTGAAGTGGTGCTTCCCCAGAGGTCGCCATCCGGATGGCAGCTATCGGATCACCAAGCCTGATACGGACAATCTGCAAAAAATGCTCAAGGATGTGATGACGGAGCTTCGGTTCTGGGAGGATGATGCCCGCGTAGCTTTTGAACTTGTGGAAAAGTTCTGGGCAGAGAAGCCGGGAATCTTCATCCATGTGGAGACGCTGCCATGAATGACTGCACACTTGACCAACTGGAGGACAAGGCTTACCGGAATGAGCCGATGCCAGATACCCGGTCACAATCGGAGGTGCTGGCGTTTCTCTGTTTCAGAAATCTCTATGATTTTGCACGGCGGGCGGGAATGAGCCCTGAACAGGGAAAACGGGAAAAGTCTCAGATTATTGAAGCTTATAGAATCAACAAGTTTCTGGAAGACCTGCAGGAATCCACAAATGAAATGTGGAAACGCATTGATATTGCAGCTGCTGAGTACCGGAAAAGCCCGTCAGTTGAGAAGGCGGATTTGCTCATGAAGGAGATATTCCGGGTGGAAAGGGAGACGGAATGAATATGACGTATGACGCTTTTCTCCACAGCAAGGTCGAGGTTGCCCTGGCCATTGGAGGATTGAAATGAGCAAAGCAAGAATGTATGGATACTTTAAGCCGATGAGGAAGTACAGCAATACCCCCGGATGGAGACAGAAGGGGAAGAAGGAAATCTTCAATCCCCGGAGAAAAGCAAAGAGGTGCGGTAACCGTGAAACAAACTGATTTGTTCGAGAAGATCATCGTTGATAATTTCGCTGGAGGCGGCGGAGCTTCTACAGGAATTGAGCTGGCTTGCGGGCGGCCTGTGACTATCGCTATCAATCACGACCCGGACGCTATTCTGCTGCATAAGACCAATCACCCTTACACGGAGCATTTGCAGGCATCCGTCTGGGACGTTGATCCGGAGGAGGTATGCAGAGGGCGGAAGGTAGGGCTGGCATGGTTCAGTCCGGATTGCAAGCACTTCTCCAAGGCCAAGGGCGCTGCTTTGGTGGACCGGAATATCCGAGGGCTTGCATGGATTGTCCTTCGGTGGGCAGGCACAGTGCGCCCGGACATAATACTGCTGGAAAATGTGGAGGAATTTGTCACTTGGGGGCCTGTGAGAAAGGGCAAGCCTGTGAAAAGCAAGGCGGGACAGACTTTCCAGCAGTGGAAGCGCCAATTGAAGGATCTGGGTTATGCTGTTGAGCACCGTGTGCTGGTTGCTGCGGACTACGGAGCGCCTACCACTCGGAAGCGTTTCGTGCTGGTTGCCCGGTGTGACGGAAAGCCCATCGTCTGGCCGGAACGTACTCACGCACCCAGAAACAGCCCGGAAGTGAAGGCCGGAAAGCTGAAGCCATGGCGGAGTGCAGCAGAAATCATCGATTGGAGCATTCCGGGATATTCGATTTTCCAAACCAAGGAGGAGATCAAACAGAAATACGGGGTGACGGTAGTGCGACCGCTAGCTGAAAACACCCTGCGGCGGGTGATCCGTGGTGTGGACAAGTTCACGCTGAGAAGTGGAGAACCGTTCTTAGTGCCTACCGGATATGGAGAGAGGAATGGACAGGCTCCAAGGGTTCATGATATCAATGAACCGGTGCCAACGGTTGTGGGAGCGGGAAAGCATCAACTGGCAGACCCACTACTGGCACCATTTACAGCGACAAACACCAGCAACAGTGTTGGAGCACCGGCTTGCGACCCGGTACATACTGTGACAACTGCCGGAAACCAGATGCTCATAACTCCGCATCTGGTCGAGTGCAATCATTCAGGCGGCGGCCATATCGCTGACGCGCGTGAGCCATATAAGACCATCACGGCGAGGCACACGGGCGGCATTGTAGCAGCGAATCTGATCCAATACCACACAGAACAAACAGAAAATGTTCGTGCGAACGGACTTGAAGCACCCATCAATACCGTGGACGCTTCCAACCGATATGGCCTTGTGAGTGCAAATCTAGTGGAGTATTACACTGCAGGTAGACCGCTGAACGTATCTGACCCCATGCACACGGTGACGAGCCATGACCGCGAGGCTTTGGTCACTGCCAACATTGCCGAGTTCAAGGGGCAGGACATTGGGCAGGATTGCCGGAAGCCCCTGCGGACGATAACGGCCAGCGCTGGGGAGTTTGCTGTTGTACGGGTCACACTGAGCCAGACTGGCGGAATGGGATTCTGGCCGCAGGTGCGGGAACTTCTGAACCGATTCTGTGGGTACAATCTGGCGGACAACGAATGCTTGGTGCTGATGATCGGCAACGTTGGGTATTACATTGCAGATATCACATTGCGAATGCTGACGCCCAGAGAGCTGTATAACGCCATGGGCTTCCCGCCGGACTATCAGATTGAGCATGATTATCTGGGCAATGCTTACCCTAAGACCAAGCAGGTAGCCAGATGTGGGAATGCGGTATGTCCGCCGCTGGCAGAGGCAATGGTCAGAGCCAATCTGCCAGAGTGGTGCGGGGAGAAAATTACCACCATGGAGCGGCTGGGAGAGATTCAGACCGCGTGATTTGGCGAGAGATATGTCCGGGAATCCGGGCGGGAAGGAGATAACATGAACATCAAAAAAGCACAGAAGGATGTGTTCAAACAAATACTCGATGGGGCAAAGGCAGGATTTTTCCACGTGGACAAAAATAACGTGCTGGTATCCGCAGACGGATATATGGGGTACATTTTCCCTACTAAGAAAATTCGGTTCTCCCTTGATGGACTGCGGGAAATCACACCGTTTCCTATTGCTGAACTGGTAAAGCCGGAAAACAGAATGGCGCCGACAGAAAACTACAGAACAACCCAACATGGAATGTGCCGGTGGATGAAGCACGCAAACGGGAATTACGTTCTCGTGCAGAACAAATTCCTTTCTTGTTTCCCCGACGCGGAATTTTACAGCGAAGGGCGCCCTATATCGATGATTGTGGCGGCGGAGGCAGAGGCACCGGTGGGTATTATTCTCCCTATTCGGTGCAGTTACGTGCCGGATGCTGAATTATCACGATAAAGTGCTTTGCAAATGCAAAGTATATGGGCTTACCCATAGTAAAGCGACGGACTGGGCGGGACGATGGATGGCTTGTGGGGCATTCAATCGGGCAATAAGCCGCCAGCCCCTTGAGAGAGAAGTCGTCCCGGAACGGAAGCGGAAAGAGGCCAACAATACGCCTATTGATGGGCAGATTAGTTTGGAGGAATTAACATGAGTGATTACATCAGCCGGGAGGCGGCAATCGATAAGATTCGGGTTGCAGCAGACTGTGCTGAGTGTGCTGGAAGCAGCAGCGCCCTTTGCGTCTGCAACGTTTGTGACGTTTATAATGCTATCCGCCTAATTAAGAGCCTCCCCGCCATCGATGGGGAGCCGGTGCGGTATGGGCGGTGGGAAGAGTGCGACTGGGTTGACGTGGACGAGCATGGGTTCGGTACAAGAAGAACCTTTAAGGCAGGATTGCGGTGTAGCCAGTGCGCTTGTGTTTTCAAAAAGGAGTTGCTTTGGAAACGAAACTATTGCCCCAGCTGCGGCGTAAAAATGAACGGAGGTGTAGGAAGTGAGCTATGATCTGAGAATCGCCGTCAAGGTGGACGGATGCGATAAGTTCGCACAAATCGCCGAGCCGGAATACAGCAGCCCCACGTATAATCTTGGCAAGATGTTCCGGGTTTGCACCGGGTGGGACTTCAAGCAGGGAGAATATTACAGGTGTTCCGACGTGATCGGGAGTATCGAGAAAGGCGTTAAAGAGCTGCGGACAAACAAGGCGCAATACAAGCAGTACGAGCCGGAAAACGGCTGGGGAACGATTGCCAGCGCAGTGGTTGCGCTCGAAAACCTGCGGGACTGTATCTACGAGCAGGCAGAGGAAATTCCGTTGGAATGCCTGTATGTGGCATGGTAGGAGGTGAAAAAATGAGTGAAAAGCGGGAAACTCTCGAATATTTGAAACAAATTTCAAAACTTGACGCACGGATTGAAACCAAACAGGCAGAAGTGAAGCGGCTTTGGGATATTGCTACAAACGTTGCACCGGTAATGCAGGATGCCGTGGTTTCTCATTCCGCTGGAGACGGGAAAGTTGCAGATGCTGTCGCAAAGGTAGTGGATTTACGGCAGGAAATCAACGTTGATATCGACACGCTAGTTGATACACGGAGGGAAATCAACCAGTTGATCGAGAAACTTCCGAGTGAGAAGCAATACAAAATCCTGTATAAGCGATACTTTGAAAGAAAAACGTGGGAGCAGATTTCCGATGAAATGGGATTTTCCCGTCAATGGGTACATAAGCTCCATAATCGTGCTTTGCGGAACGTTGGAAATCTTTTGAGCGAAAAAAATCAAACAGTTGCTAGAAGTTTACATTGAACATGTGGTATAAGTAGACTGAGAGATCAGAAAAACATTCCCTTATAGCCCCCCGGGTTTATGCCTCCTTCCCGGGTGGGCTTTTTATATGCATGAAAGAAAGGTGATGATTTGTGGCTAAGCTGACAGCGAAACAGCAGCGGTTTTGTGATGAATACTTGATTGACGCCAACGCAACGGCAGCCGCAATCAGATCCGGGTATTCAGCGAAGACAGCGGCTGCCATTGGCGCTGAAAACTTGATAAAACCTAATATCAAAAATTACATTGCCAAACGAATGGCCGAAAAAGAGTCCCAACTGATTGCAGATCAGGATGAAGTCTTAAAATATTTAACCTCTGTTCTCCGCGGGGAATCCAAATCAGAAGAGATTGTCGTTGAGAATGTCGGAGACTATATGTCTGAGGCTAGGACGATGAAAAAGGCTCCATCCGAAAAAGACCGGCTGAAGGCCGCTGAACTGCTAGGCAAAAGGTACAACCTATTCAGTGACAAAATGAAGGTCGATGTTGCTTTACCCGTCATTATTTCGGGGGCTGATGAACTTGAGGACTGAGCAGCCCAAAATCAAAGTTCACCTTCCCGACGTTGTCGGCAAAGGCTATGGCACGTTTTGGTGGTTCAAAGGCCGTTACAGGGTGGTCAAAGGAAGCCGCGCTTCCAAGAAATCAAAGACAACGGCGCTTTGGTTCATCGTAAACATGATGGCTTATCCTGACGCAAACACGCTGGTTGTCAGAAAGACTTTCCGAACACTGAAGGACAGCTGCTTCACGGAACTGAAATGGGCTGTTCACCGGCTGAAGGTTGATGCATGGTGGGAGTTCAAAGAAAGCCCGTTAGAAGCCACATACACGCCTACAGGCCAAAAGATATATTTCCGTGGGTTAGACGATCCTTTGAAGGTTACGTCAATCACGGTTGACGTCGGCGTGCTTTGCTGGGCGTGGCTTGAAGAAGCGTATGAGGTCATGAAAGAAGATGACTTCAACGTGCTTGATGAATCTATCCGTGGCGAAGTTCCAGAAGGGCTGTTTAAACAATGGACAATCACTTTTAACCCGTGGAACGAACATCATTTTTTGAAAAAGCGGTTCTTCGATGCGCCGCCTGATTCTGACATTCTTGCAATGACTACAAACTACAAATGCAATGAATGGCTGGACGCTGCTGATATCAAAGTATTCGAGAACATGAAGAAACGCAATCCCCGCCGCTATGCGGTTGCGGGGCTGGGCGGCTGGGGCATAGTGGACGGCCTTGTCTATGAGAACTGGAAAGAAGAAGCCTTCGACATAGACAAGGTGCGGCAGCAGCCGGGTATTGTTTCTGCATTCGGCCTTGACTTTGGATATACCAACGACCCCTCAACGCTTTTCTGCGGTCTTCTTGACCAGAAGGAAAAGCGTTTGTTCGTGTTTGACGAGATGTACGAAAAGGGGCTTTCCAACAAGCGGATTGCGGAAAAGGTGCAGAGCATGGGCTACGGGAAAGAGAGAATCACTGCTGATTCCGCCGAACCGAAGTCCATTGACGAGCTGAAAACCTTGGGCCTACGCGTCAAGGGAGCCGCAAAAGGAAAGGACAGCATCACAAACGGTATTCAGTGGATTCAGGATCTGGAAATTATCATTCACCCACGGTGCGTGAATTTCCTCACAGAGATCAGCAATTACACTTGGGATACGGATAAATTCGGGAACAGGTTGAATGTGCCGATAGACGATTTTAACCACCTGATGGACGCCATGCGCTATGCTCTGGAGAAATACATAACGGGCAGCAAGTGGCTGATTTGATCGAAGGAAGTGCCGCAAATGACAGTAAAAGAAATTGTTTACGGGAGTGGTGGAGGGGTGCTGATCCTGCTGACCTTGCTCCAGATCGCCCCTATCAAAATCAACCCATGGTCTGCCGTTCTGGAATGGCTGTGGAAGCCAGTGCTTTCCAAAATGGAGACGCTTGAGCGGGATATGAAGACGGTCAAGAAAGAGGTTGACACCATCCGGGACGAAAACCGGGAAATCCATGCCAAGGATTGCCGGGTCAGAATTCTTCGGTTTGCCGATGAAATCTATCTTGGGCAGTCCCACAGCCATGAGCATTTCAAGCAAATTTTGGGTGATATCACCCATTACGAAAAATACTGTGACGCGCATCCGGAATTTGAGAACCAGATTGCGGTTGCGGCGATTGCACAAATCAAGGAGACATACGGCGAAAGGCTGAAAAAGCATGACTTTCTGGCGTGAAATGGTGGTGATTAAATGCTGTCCGTAGGCGAAATCAAAAAGTTCATCGAAAATGACGCTTCCAGCAGGGCAAAACAGTTTGCGAAAACCGGAGTGCGCTACTATGAGGGAGACCACGATATCAAGGACTATCGGATCTTCTTCATTGACGCCGAGGGGAAGATTCAGGAAGATAAGACGAAAAGCAATATCAAAATTTCCCACCCGTTTTTCAAACTGCTGGTGGATCAGCAGACACAGTACATGCTTTCCGGCCACGGCGGGTTCGTGAAGTCTGACATTCCGGAGCTGCAAACAGAGCTTGACGCATATTTCAACGAAAACGAAAGCTTTGTCGCCGAGCTGAACGGCCTTATTTCCGGCACTGTGGTGAAGGGCTGGGAATACATGTATGCCTACAAGAGCGAGGACGACAGAACTGCTTTTCAGGTGGCTGACAGCACCGGCGTTGTGGAAGTCCGCGAGAAAGAAACGGATGACGGGTGTGCCTACGTGATTTACTGGTTTGTTGACCGAATCGACAAGGACAACAAGAAGATCAAGCGCATTCAGGTCTGGGACAAACAGCAGGCATGGTTCTTCTGTCAGGAAGATGACGGCAGCATTGTTCGGGATGATTCGATTCCCAACAACCCCCGCCCGCACATCCTGTACCAGAAGGACGGCGAAGACCGCCTTTTCTATGACGACTATGGCATGATCCCATTTTTCCGGCTGGACAACGGGAAAAAGCGATTCAGCGGCCTGAAAACCATTAAGGCGCTGATCGACGATTATGACCTGATGAACGCCGGACTATCGAACAACATTCAGGACACCAACGAGGCTTTGTACGTGGTAAAAGGCTTTGATGGTGACAATTTGGATGAACTGCACTTCAACGTCAGAGCGAAAAAGCTTATTGGTGTGGGCGAGAGCGGTGATGTGGATATCAAGACCATCGATATTCCCGTGGAAGCCCGGAAAACGAAAATGGAAGTGGACGAAAAGAATATCTTCCGCTTCGGTCAGGGCGTGAACACGGAAGCGCTGAAGGATACCAGCGCCACAACGTCCATTGCCATCAAATCCGCCTATGCAAATCTGGATTTGAAGTGCGATGGCCTGCAGCCGTTCCTTCTCCAGTTCATGCGGAAGCTGCTGAAGCTGGTGCTGAAGGAAATCAACGACAGAAACGGTACTGACTACGAGCAGAAGGACGTGTATTTCGACTTTGAGCGTGAGATCATCACAAACGCTCAGGAAAACGCCCAGATCGACCTTGTGAAAGCGCAGGAGCAGCAGGCGAAGGTCACCACGATTTTGAACACTGCTTCCATGTTGGGGCAGGAGCTGACCGCCCAGCTCGTGTGTGAGGCCCTTGAGCTGGACTATGACGACGTGAAGGACAAGCTGCCAAAGCCGGAGGATGACCCCACAGCGGCGGCTCAGGTGGCTCTGGACGGCATTCATCCGGAAGGTGATACGACGTGAACCGGTGGGAAAAAGAAGTCTTGCAGTCCCTTCTGGCGTCCGAGGCGGATGCGCTAAAGGAGCTGGAATCCCAGTACAAACAGGCGCTTTCCGATATCAACAGGAAAGTCCGCGACTTTCAAGCCGAAATAGACCTGCTGGATGACGTACTGAATCAGGATGACGTAAGCAATGCTGTAAGGACACGCCTGCAATCGCAGAGACGGTCTAAGATCTATCAGAAGCAGTATCAGGAAGCCTTACAGGGGCAGATCAGCGGCATTCTGGATAAGATGCAGGGCGACAATTACGGCACCATTGAAGGTTACCTGAAGCGCTCCTATGAATCCGGCTACATTGGTGCCATGTACGACATCGCGAAACAGGGCGTCCCCATCATTGCTCCCATAGATCAGGCAGCGGCAGTTCGAGCCATTCTGGTGGATTCCAAGGTAAGCAAGGGATTGTATAAGCGTCTGGGTGTGGAGATATCCGGGCTGAAAAAGACCATCACGCAGGAGATCAGCCGGGGCATTGCTACGGGGCTGGGGTACAACGATATTGCCCGGAATCTTGCCAATGCATCAAAGGCCCCGTTGAACCGAACGCGAATAATCACCCGGACTGAGGGGCACAGGATACAGCAGACCTCCACTGCCGATGCGCAGCAGGCAGCAAAGGACAACGGCGCGGATGTGGTAAAGCAGTGGGACGCCACCTTAGACGGGAACACCAGAGATTCCCACAGGCGAGTCGATGGCGAGATCCGGGAGCTTGACGAGAAGTTTTCCAATGGCCTGATGCGCCCCGGCGACCCTGACGGCGGCGCTTCCGAGGTTATTAACTGTCGCTGCGCATGTTTGACCCGTGCCAGATGGGCGCTGGACGAAAGCGAGCTGAAAACCCTCCAAGACCGGGCGAAATTCTTCGGGCTGGACAAGACGGAGAATTTCGAGGATTTCAAGGCAAGATATCTGAAAGCCGCAGAAAATATTAATCTTGGTGGGGTAAAACCCATTGACACGAGCCCGCAAATGGCATATATTAGCAATACGTATGGCGCAACACATGCAACTGCGGTTAAAGCCGCTCTTCAGAACGCTGACCCGGATGTTAAAGCGGTGTGGAATAAATACCAAGGGAAGTTTAAGACCTCGGATGCAAACTACACGGGCGGGCAGGCGTATTATTCGCCCGGTTCGGGCAATGTTACTTTGAACATTGCATATGCTGCATCTGGGAGTAGCTACCAAGCTCCATATCAGGTTTTGTTCCACGAATACGGTCATATGACGGATTATCTGGCGGCAAAGGATGCCGGATTTGGTACTTATACCGCGTTTACGGAAGTGTTTGACGGAGTGGACGCAACTGGGAAAGCTGTTTTTACGAGGAGCGGCGCAGGGGGGCTTCTTGGGAGAACCGCAAAACAAGAGGTTAAAGATGCTATCGGTAAAATCGAGAAGGCGCACAACGTAACCCGTAAAGCGGATGCAGCGCAAATCCTGATTGATGAAATCAGACAGAACTATTCCCTTCTTGCAAGATCCGACGTGTCGGATATGCTGGAAGGAGCCGGAATTGGCGTGAAATATCCTTTGGGTGTAGGACATGGTTTGAGCTATTGGAAGAATAGAGATAACGGCAAGGAGATTTTCGCCGAAATCCTATCCGCTGAAGCCGCAAGCCCTGAATCGCTGGCCTGCATCAAGAAATACTTTCCAGAGACATACAAAGTGTTCAGAAAGATTTTGGAGGTCATCAAGTAATGGAAGAAGCTTTAGAACGGTATTACCGGCATTTTCGGGAGGATTATCCACTGATGATTGCTGGAACGAAAACCGAAAAAGAGATCATTGAAAGAATCAACCATTGTATCGAAACCAATCAGCCGGAATCAGAGCCGGACTATGACGAAAGCGTCGATTACTGATTAGAGCACTGTGCAGTTTTGCATGGTGCTTTTTCTATGCCCATTTTCAGCAAGTTAATCCGTAAAGAAGCAACTGTTCGGGAATTCCGAATGGTTGCTTTTTATATTTCAACAACCGAAAGGAGAAAACAAAAATGATCGATTTGACACCCGTTGTGAATGCCCTGATTACCCTTCTGGGGCTGCTGCTGACCACGTTTCTGATTCCTTGGATCAAGCTGAAGGTGAGCACCGAGAAGCTGGAACAGGTGAAGAAGTGGACGGCTGTCGGCGTGAAAGCCGCAGAGATGATCTACAAGGAATCCGGCATGGGCGAGGCGAAAAAGAATTATGTGCGCAAGTTTCTGGAATCCAAGGGCTACAAGCTGGATATTGATACCGTGGACGCATTGATTGAAGCAACTGTCCGAGAGATGCAGCAGGAAGCCTTTGAGACCACGGCCGTGCCCAGTCTTCCCGATGCGGAGGACGACGAAGCCGAAGAGCTGATTTGACCGGGTTAAAAGGCACTCTGGAAACGGAGTGCCTTTTCCGCGCCCTGAACGTGGCGCTTAAACCGTTCAGCAATTTGTCTTTGCGCCGGACGCTTAAATGGGCGCTTGCTTGTGGAGGGCACCACGATTAAAAACGGCAGCAATACAGGAAAGGAAATAAAACTATGGAATTTCTGAAAGAGATTTTGGGTGAATCCCTCTATGCACAGCTGGAACAGGCGCTGAACACCTACAACGGCAGCGAAGCCAACAAGGATAAGCAGGTGAAGCTTGCCAATCTTGCAAGCGGCGAATACGTCGGCAAGGGCAAATATGACGCCCTTCAGACCCTGCTTGACGGCAAGACGGCCGAGCTGGAAACGGCCAACGGCGTAATCACTGATCTGAAAAAAGGCACCAAGGGCAACGAGGAGCTTCAGAGTAAGATCACCAGCTACGAGACCACTGTCGGCCAGCTTCAGAAGGAGCTTGAGAAGACCAGAGTTGACAACGCTATCCAGCTGGCGCTTCGGGATGCCAAGGCGCTCGACCCGGATTATCTGGCCTATAAGCTCCACGAGAAGTATAAGCCCGAGGAACTGACGCTGGATGAAAACGGCAAGATCAAAGGCATGGAGGACAAGCTTTCCGGTCTGAAGACCCAGTTCCCGACCCAGTTTGAAGCCGCCGGACAGAAGAAGGTTATCGAACACAAGCTGCCCGACGGAGATCCTGGGGAGGGTGAACCCAAAAACCTTGAGGATGCTCTGAGACAGGCATATGAATCGAAAAATAACTAAGAAACGAGGTAATCAACTATGGCTATGACCCTTGCAGAAATGAAAGTCGGTATGTCCGACAAGGTTTCTCAGCAGATCGTGGATATCTTTCTGCGTGAATCCGAGATCCTTCAGCTGCTGCCTTTTGACAACTGTGTTTCCCCTCAGGGCGGCAGCACCCTGACCTATTCCTACATTCAGAAGAAGCTCCCCTCTGTGGCGGCTTTCCGTGCGCTGAATGCGGAGTACGCCGCAAATCAGGCCACCGTGGAAAAGAAGTCCGCCGAGCTGAAGATCTTCGGTGGTAAGTTCCAGATCGACCGTGTGCTGAAGCAGGCGGAAGGTCCTTGGAACAACATGTCTTATCAGATTCGTGAAAAGGTGCTGGCCGCAATCAGCCTGTTCCACTACACGCTGGTGAACGGCGACGCTACCACCCATACCACCGAGTTTGACGGTCTGGACAAGATGCTGGCAGGCACTTCCACCGAATACAACACTGGCACCGGCTCTGCCATCGATGTCAGCACCATGACCAACCTGAAGACCAACGCCGACCAGCTGTATGAGCAGATTCAGCTGCTCATCAAGAACACCAAGGCTGACGCTCTGCTGATGAACAGCGCTATGATCGCCAAAATTCAGACCATGGCGCGGCTGCTTGGCTACAAGACGGAATCCGAGGAAGCTTTCGGCAGAAAGGTGACTTCCATGGATGGCGTCCGCTTCATGGATTTGGGCAAGCACTACACCGTTTCTGATACCACTGTCACCGGCAATGACTGCGTGAAGGCCGGTATCAGCCGCAACATCGGCGCTTCCAATGCCGCCGTTACCGGCCTGACCGACATCTACGCTGTCAAGTTTGACGTGAACGACGGCTTCCACGCGGCTTCTCTGACCGGCAACAGCGCTATCCGGCAGTATCTGCCTGACTTCAACACGCCCGGTGCCGTGAAGAACGGCGAAGTCGAGATGGTGGCGGCTACCGTCCTGAAGAACACGGCACATGCCGGCGTTCTCAGAAACATCAAGATCGCGTAAGCAGAAAGGATGAAGACTATGGCAGCAAAGAAAAAGACCGTTACCGGCTATGAAATCAAGGTCAAGGGCAATACCACGTTCTGCGGCATTGGTGCGGGCGGCGTCCAGTTCGCTTATGGCAAGGCGCAGATCACGGACGGCCGTATGGTGGAGTGGTTCCGGGAGCACGACGGCTATGAGGTGGCAGAGATCACCACAGAAGATCCTCCGGCAGACTCCCCGGCCGAGTAAGGCGGTACCGCTATGATTATGACCGTTGCCGAATTGCGGCAGTTTGTGACAACGGACGGAATAGATCCGGCGCTGCTGGAAGTCCGGCTTCAGGCGCTTGAACTGCTGATCCGCGGATACACCAACAACAACTTTCAGAAGCGTCCGTTCCGGGCGGTTGCCGTTGCCGTAGCGGATGAGGGGACGCTGGTTTGCCCTACTATTACCCCCTTCAGAGAGGGCGACACACTGCAAATCAGCGATTCCGAATTGAATTCCGGCCTTGTAACGGTCAAAGCGGTTGATGGGCAAACCGTCGCCGTAAACGAGGAATTGTACGATGAATCCGGTGTGGTGGTCACGAAGGTCGTCTATCCGGCTGATGTAAAGCTGGGTGTAGCCCGTATGCTTCAGTGGCAGCTTGAGAATGGGGACAAAGCGGGCATTCAGTCTGAGACCATTTCCCGGCACTCCGTGACCTATTTCAACATGGAGGGGGACAATTCCAGTATGGGATTTCCCAAGTCTCTGCTGGGCTTCCTGAAGCCTTACATGAAGGCCCGTTTTGGACAGGGGTTGAGCGTATGAGCATCGGCGGCAATGTATATGCCTATATCCAGTGCAAGACCGTAGAAACCAATGATATTGCCGCGCAGGTGGAAGCCTGGGTGGACGTGCAGAAGGTGCGCGGGTGGCTTGACTTGATCGACGGTGACAGCAAGTACACCAATTTCAGCGCAAAGATGCAGGAGTCCACCCATGTCTTCATCGCCGATTATGTCGCTCTGAATGAGGTCATCACCGCAGAAAATTCCCGCGTGGTCATTGCCGGGAGGCGGTATGACGTGCTTCTGATTGATGATCCCATGGAGCTGCACAAGCAGCTTGAAATCTATCTGAAGTACACGGGAGGACAGTGAAATGGTCGTTGAATTCCACAACAACAGTCTTGCGGTCAAGGCGGCGCTGGATACCAAGGCCGAGCAGTTCCTTGAGGAAGCCGCCTCTGAAATTGAATCCGCCGCCCGCAGGAATTCCCGCGTCGCGTCCGGCCAGCTGAAGGGCAGCTGGGCGCACATTGTGGATGGGAAAACGGCAACCATCGGAAGCCCCCTCCAGAATGCAATCTGGGAAGAATATGGAACCGGTGAATATGCGGCAGGCAAGGACGGCAGGAAAGGCGGCTGGGTGTATTACGACCCACTGTACGACAAATTCCGCTTTACCCGCGGCAAGAAGCCGAACAAGACGCTGCAGAAAGCTTTCAACAGCTGCAAAAAGGCCATTATCAACCGGGCAAAACAACTTTTCGGGGAGCTGGGCAAATGACAAACAATGTGCTTAAAGCCATGAAAGGCGCAATGCAGGAAATGGGGATGGAATATGCTTTTCGGCGATTCCGCAAAAGACCGGAATACCCCTATTGTGTTGGCGACTATCTGGAATCCGAATCCATGACGGAGGACGGCTTGCAGGAATGCACCTTCACCCTGACCGGGTTTGCCCGCGGTGCCGGATCTGAAACAGTTCTGGAAGCGGCGAAAAACAAAATCAGAAACTATTTCACACTGGAGGGACGGGCGTTTCCGTTTGACGATGGCTCTGTGGTAGCTATCGCTTATGGGGACGCCCAGCCCGTTCCCACAGAGGATGCGGAGTTAGACCGTATCCAAATCAATCTTACAGTTAAAGAATGGAGCGTGAGCTAATGGCAATTTTCGGCAAATCCGGCGTTACGAAAAAGACCCCGGAAAATATCGTTTTCGGTGCCGGAACGATTCACAAGGGGCTGAAGTATACCCCCGCAACCGAAGGTAAAAGCGCGGGTTGGAATTTCGCGGATTCCCTTGTAGGCGCGACCAATGGTGGTTCCAAGTTCACCATTACCCCGGAGGTCACTAACATCGAAGTTGACGGTATCGGTGTAAAATCCAAGGGCTTGGCGCAGAAGACCAGTGAAACGGCTACCATGGAGATCAACCTTGCTGAGCTGACCAAGGATATCATTCAGGCGGCAACTCTGGGACAGGAGGGCAATTCCGCCGACGCCAACTACGATGTGATTGAATCCAAGACGGATATCGAGGATGGCGACTACTGGGAGAATATCGCCTTTGTGGGCAAGACCCTGAAGGGCAAGTATATCATTGCCATTCTGGAAAATGCCCTTTGCACGTCCGGTTTTGAGCACGAGGGTAAGAACAAGGACGGTGCGGCTGGCAAGTACACCTTTGAGAGCTACGCGGAGTTTGGCGATTCCACCGACAAGGACACACTGCCTTGGCACATTTACTATCCTAAGGCATCTACGACCACCGGTGAATCCAATACTCCTAAGGAAAGCTGATATGGAGCCGGGGGAACCCGGCTCTGAATCTATTTTTACAACGAAAGGATATTTTCGATGGACGAGAAAAAGTATACCCTGCGTGACCTGACGGCAGCGGATGTATTCCCCATGTTCAAAATTGTTTCGAGCATCGGCGTGAAAGAGTTTAAGAACGCCTTTGAAGCCGATGACGTCAAGGCGATGACCGGGACGAAAAATAAGCCGAGCGCGGCATCTGTCGGTATCACCATTGCCGTAAATATCGCGGACGTGGTTTTCTCCAACCTGCCCAGATGCGAGGATGACATCTACAGGTTCCTTTCCGGGCTGTCCGGTATGAGTACGAAAGAAATTGCCGCCCTGCCCATGGACGTGTTCATGGATATGGTGGTCGATACCATCAAGAAAGAGGAATTCAAGAATTTTTTTGGGGCTGCTGCAAGGCTGTTCAAATAGGGGATATCCGCTTCACTGACCTCCTCTTTCAGCGGTATTCTGATCCTATGACCCTGCTGAATATGATGATCCGCACCGGGCGGCTGAGCGAATTTATCAGCGAAGTCGTTACCATGCACAACGAGGAAGTGGAAGAGCAAACGCTCTGGGAATGCTGGCTGCACAGGAATTTTGAACAGTCATTTGCGGATTTTCGAGAGGCAATAAAGCCAAATTCCACACAGGAAACCGGCGAAAACCTTGCTGATATTATCAAACAGTCACAGAAAATACTGTCTTTTGAACCTCCTGATATCTTCACGAAAGAAGGTGAAGACCATTGACCGTCTTTGAACTCTTGGGAAAAATATCCCTTGATTCAAGTGAATACGACCGCGGGATTGATGGCGCGTCCCGGAAAACATCAACCTTTGCGAGTGTTCTGAAAACGGCTATTGCCGGTGGAGCCATTGTTGCCGGCATGAAGAAACTGGCTGATGTTGTGACCGATATCGGCAAGGCATCTTATGAAAGCTATAAGTCTTACGAGCAGCTGGCCGGTGGCGCACAGCTGATGTTCGGAAATGCTTATGACTTTGTAGCCCAGAAAGCAAGAAACGCCTACAAGACCGTGCAGATGAGTCAGAACGACTATTTGCAGCAGGTGAATGGATTTGCTACCGGCCTGAAAACCGCCCTTGGTGGCAATGTGCAGGCCGCCGCCGAACTCGCCGACAAAGTTATCACTGCCGAGGCCGACGTTGTGGCGGCAACCGGAAACACCCAAGAAGCCGTACAGAATGCCTTTAACGGCATCATGAAATCCAACTTCACGATGCTGGATAATTTGCAGTTGGGTATTACCCCCACAAAAGAGGGATTCCAGCAGCTGATTGATAAGGTGAACGAGTGGAATGCGGAAAACGGCGAAGCCACTGCCTATACCATTGACAATCTGGCTGACTGTCAGGCCGCGCTTGTGGATTATATCGAAATGCAGGGGCTTGCTGGCTATGCGGCAAATGAAGCGGCGGACACTATTGAAGGTTCCACAGCCGCGGCAAAAGCTGCTTGGGAGAACCTTGTAACCGGTATGGCCGACAGTAACGCCGATATCGAGGAACTGACGCAGAATTTTGTGGACAGCGTATTCACGGCTGGGAAAAATATTGTTCCCCGTGTAAAGCAAATCGCTACCGGCATCGGAACCGCGACCACCGAAATTATTTCGCATCTGCGAGAGACGAATAGCACGGTAGGGCTGGTTATTACGGTATTTGAGGGCGTGGCAGATGCCGCTATCGTTGCCGGATCTGCAATCGTCGCAAGTATGGCGGGAAAGGCCATCGTAAACATTGCCACTGTATTCACTGCAAACGCAACGGCGCTTGCGTTTTTTACAGCGGAAAGCGGAAAAGCGGCCGTTGCAGAAGCCACACTGAATGGCGTATTTTCCGTCAGTGAAATAGCCGTTGGCGTACTCACCGGCCAGATTTCCCTTGCAACTGCGGCGCAGTATGCATGGAATACGGCGGTAGCGGCTAATCCGCTGGGCTTACTTGTTACGGCAATTTCGGCCGTAACGGTGGCTACCGTAAAGGCCGCCAAAACGCAGAAAGAAAAGGCCAAGGAATTGGCTGGTGACCCTAAGACTATAGAAGACGCAACCGCGAGACTGAGTGAATTAAAGGCCAAATACGCAGAGCTGGATGCAGAAAGCCGGAAGATGTATGCGACTAACCCGGGGCAATGGATGCCAACCGCCGAGATGCAACTATATGGCCAAGCGATAGATGTAGCGGAGCAGAATCTCGCCAATCTGCAAGCGCAGGAGCAGGCCGCTGCCGAGGAAGCGGCAAAGCCCGCAAATGTGATAAAGGCTGCTTCTGAGGAATACGCCGCCGCTGCACAGTCCATCTTGGAGGATTACCAGAATACCTATACCAGCATATATGAGGGACTGCACAATATAGGCTCTGCGTTTACCAGCGTAGTTGAAGTTACGAAAATTAAATGGGCTGATGCTATGGCGAATATCAACGGCAACTCTGCAGTGCTTGAGAAGATGGACGAGAACTTCGACTTCATCTCCCAAGCGGCAGCCGCTTCTGGCGTCAGTATTGAGGGTTTTTCCGGGTTCCTTGCTTCTATGAGTACCGAGGATGCCGCAGGGGTGCTTGCCGCATTACGGGCAGAATTGGAAAAAGTCGGCCCCGATTCCGATTCGGCAAAAGGCCCGCTTGCAGAGCTTGCGGATGCAATTAGCCGATATAACGAAGCAGGTTCCGGCTATTCCGATGGTTTGGCATTGGCAGTAGAAAATGTAAAAACCCGTATGCAGGAAGCCGCTGACGATTACGTGGAGAAGGTTGGCAACCTTGACCAAGAGGCCGCGGCCACGGAAGCGGCAACCAACACCATGAGCGGCCTTG